GGATAGGACTATTCCTGTCTCCGACAATATACTTGGTATGTTAAAGACTTATAGATTTGGTACTCACATATTTAATACTAGAGCTAGAAGATTAAGAAAACATTTTTTAATCGCTTGTAAGAAAGCGGAAATAGAAAATTGGTTCCACTAATAGCTCGTCATGGAGGAGGTCTAGCAGACGACTTTGATTATATTAACATGAGCCTCAATGGTGCTTTTGGAAGAATAGACGAAGGGTTCACAAAGTCAGAGTACATTCTAGCTAATAAAAAACAAAAAGAAGGATTCGAGAACGAAGTTAGCGATAGAGAGGAAGGCTTTGTAGTTGAGGAGGAAATTGATGAAGACAAGCCTTTCTAAGACAAAGCTTTCAGCGAAAGAACTAAAGAAGCTTTCAGACAAAGCCGCAAAAAGAATTTGTTTTATACTTTTTCATTTTGGCTACAGGTCAAATGATTGCGGCGATAATGTGTTCTGTCCCTGTCCAATACATGGCGGAGACAATCCAACTGGTTTCTCTATGAACACTGATGAATCTAGTACATACTTTGGAAATTGGGCATGTTGGACTAATCATTGTCACGAAGAACATATAAACACGCCGATAGGTCTTATTAGAGCATTGATGTCAATAAAAGAAGACCGAGAGGTAAGCTTTCAAGAAGCTATTGAATACACAATAAAGCTGACTGAAACAGACCTAGAAACTTTAGCAAAAGAATCAGAAGATTTTGAGTTTGATACATGTGACTCAAAAACAGAAAGAGAACACCAAAAAAGACAAAGAAATATAGATGGTGGTGTTGCAAGAGAAAAAGTTAGGTCTTCATTGGTTATACCGCCAGAGTATTATATTAAAAGAGGATATACAGCTGAGGTATTAGATCAATTCGATGTAGGTACTTGCCCAAGAGCTAAGAATCCTTCCATGAGAGACAGAGTCATTGTTCCTGTTTATGATGATGATTTTGATTGCATGGTCGGCCATCTTGGTAGGGCGCAGCACGAAAATTATCATGGTAGGAAGTGGGTTAACTCAGAGGGTTTTTATACTGGAGTTTGGCTCTATGGATATTGGTTATCAAAGCCATTCATAAACAAAGCCAAATCAGTTATATTGGTTGAAGGACAAGGCGATGTCTGGAGGTTGTGGGAAGCTGGGATAAAGAATGTGGTTGGCATTTTTGGTGCGAGCTTGTCTGATGCTCAGATGAGAATATTAGAAACATCTGCTGCTCTTACTATTATCCCCCTAACAGACAATGATGAAGCTGGGATCAAAGCAAAAGAGTCAATCAAGAAGAAGTGTGGTAGGATGTTTAATATAGTGGAAGTTGACCTACCAGCCAAAGATGTTGGCGAGCTTTCTGTATCTGAAATAAATCAAATCATAAAACCACAAATTGAGGGTCTATACAATGACTAGAATAATTGGATTTTCTGGAGCCAAGCAAAGCGGCAAGACTACTTGCTGCAAATTTCTTCACGGCTATCAAATGAGACTGTTTGATTCAATAGAAAAGTTTTTGATGGACACGGATGGATGTCTTATTATCAATGCTATCTATATGAATGACAAAGGAGAAGAAACTGAAGGACTAGGCATCTTAGATATTGAACGCAGGGATGATGAGTTTATTGAATATGCATCGACTAAAATATGGCCTTTTGTGCAGTCTTTTAGTTTCGCAGACCCATTGAAGGCTATCTCAATGCAGTTGTTTGGTCTAACTGAAGAACAATGTTTTGGAAGTGACGAACAAAAGAACACACCCATTAATATTAAGTGGGAAAACATGCCGCTTCATGGAAACAGATCTGGATTCATGTCGGCAAGAGAATTTTTACAATATTTTGGAACAGATGTCTGTAGAAGAATCAAAGATAGCATTTGGGTTGATAGCTGCATAAAGAGAATACTACAAAGCGGAACAGAACTGGCTATTGTTCCAGATGTTAGGTTTCCTAATGAAGTGAAAGCAATACAAAAAGCTGGAGGCAAAGTAATAAGACTTGATAGAAAACCTCACGAAGATGAACATCCTAGCGAAATCGCTTTGGATACCTACAAGGGTTTTGATTATTACATCAAGAACCACGACATGACAATCGACGAAACCAACATGAAACTGCTAGATGTCCTAAAGGAGTGGGGATGGCTACAAACAAAAAGTTTATAAGTATTCCATGGGATGACAGAATGGTCACCCGTGCAAGAAAAAAGGCTAATCAACTTGGAAAGATAAACAATTCTATTCTAAAGGGTGGCGGCAATGCCGCTGGTTATCTAGGAGAGGAAGCTGTAGCTGCTTATATAAAAGCTGAAATAATTAGCTGCAATGATGGAAATGATAAATATGATTATGACATATGGTCTAATGATGAACGCAGAATAGAAATAAAAACTAAAAGAAGGACAGTTGAACCAAGAGACTACTATGATGTGTCAGTTGCTAAAACAAGTGCGCATCAAAGACCTGATCTCTACATTTTTGTAAGTATACAATTTGAAGATATGAAGATGGTCAAAGGTAAGCGTGCTTACTATGGCATCAAAAACATTTGGATAGTAGGGCAGGCAGAGCCTGAAGATTATTTTTCTAGAGCCAAAATTTGGAGGGCTGGAGACATTGATAAACGAAACGGTTTCAAAACACATGTAGATATGTACAACCTGCCCATATCGGAAATAGATGAGTTAGATGATAGTTTGCTACCACAGGAGCAGTAGTCTTGGAACGCTAGAGTTTTGCCAGCAAAAATACTTTTTGCAGTACAACCTATCCTTTAAAGACAAGACCAATAAAAAAGCCTTAATGGGTACTATTACCCATAAGGTCATGCAAACTCTTGGAGACAAGAAGGTTGCTATGAACAAAGGTCTAGACATTGTAGAGGATGAAGAAACAGGAAAAGACTTAACTCTAAAAGAATGTGATGACCTAAAGCTCTTAAACGATATTGCTTTTGATTATTACACTAGCGCTTTTCCAGAAGTCAATATCACAGAAGCAGATAGAAGAACGTGTCTTAGATGGGCAGAAAAAGCAGTAGCCTACAGAGACGGGATGTTAGATCCAAGAAATCAAAACGTATTTGCTACTGAACTATTTTTTGATATTGAAATTAAACAGCCATGGGCTAAATACAAATATGAATTTGAAGGACAAACAATAGAAGGATACTTATCAATCAAAGGGACTGTTGACCTTATTCTAGAACACGGCGATGGTTACTACGAAATATTAGATTACAAAACCGGAAAAAGAATAAACTGGGCGACAGGAGAAGAGAAGACCCACGAAAAATTACAGAAAGACACGCAGTTGCTTCTGTATTATTATGCTTTGAAGAACATGTATCCAGACAAAGAATTTTCAGTCAGCATCTACTACATTAATGATGGTGGATTATTCTCAATGGTATTTGATGAAGATGATTATGAAAAAGCAGAACAAATACTCAGAAAGAAGTTTGAACAAATAAGAGACATAGAACAGCCAAAACTTCTATCTAATGAAAATAAACATTGGAAATGCCAGAAGTTATGCAAGTTCAGTCAGCCCTATAAAGAAGGTGCTGAAAAAAGTGTTTGCCAATACATCAGAGACCAGATAAAGGGTCGAGGTATTGTCGAAGTTGTTGAAAAGTTTGGAAAAATTGATAAGATCGCCACTTACGGAGATGGCGGCGGAAGATTAGCAGAAGATAACAAAAAATGAGTTGGACTCCATTACACCTACACACCCACTACAGTTTACTAGACGGTCTCTCTAAGCCCTCACAGGTCGCCTCACGCTGTTCAAAGCTTGGCTATACCTCCTGCGCCATAACAGATCACGGCACTATATCTGGAGCTGTGGCCTTCACACAGGCAATGAAGAAAGAGAACATCAAGCCAATACTTGGGTGCGAGTTCTACCTAAGCCAGCAAGATTGCACAATTAAAAACGAGGAAAATAGGAAGCTTAGTCATCTTTGCGTGTTGGCTAAAAACAAGCAGGGTTGGGACAATCTAATCCAAGCAGTATCAAAAAGTAATAATGAAGAAAATTACTACTACAAGCCTAGATTAGACCTCTCTACTCTAGGTCAGTTTTCTGATAACTTGATCGCTTTCTCTGGTCATCTGGGTAGTGATTTAGCTAATGCGATATTTGTTGATATCAAATCTGCATACAATGCTGTAACAATTGACGAAGTCAAAAGATACACGCATCCTGAATGGGATAAACAGGTTCTTGAAGTAGCAAACAAATACAGAGACATATTTGGCAAAGATAACTTCTTCATAGAAATCCAAACTATTGACCAAGAAAATTCTCCTGCTTCAAATTTAGTAGCTCAAGGTTTGAGATACATTGCTAAGAAGTATGGATTCAGGACAGTCGCTACTGCTGACTCTCATTACCCAGAAAAGCAAGATGCTAATGATCAACTTCTATTGTTGTGTTCTTCTTTGAAAACGACACTTCCAAAGATAAGGAAGAAGCTAAAAGAAACTGGGGATGCCGCCTTTACTGGGTTCATGAGATCAAACAATTTTCATATACCCTCACTGGAAGAAATGCAGGCTGTTAATACCCCTCAAGAAATCGCAACAGCAATGGAGATTGCTGATATGTGTGAGGAGTATGATATTTTAGGCAAGCCAATGCTTCCTAAATTCAAATGCCCCAAAGAACAAACAGAAGAGCAGTATCTCAGAGACCTATGTCGTGATGGGTGGAAAAATGTATTAATGCCAACAGGCAAAGTTAATACCCAATCTGCAAAAGATTTATACACAGAAAGAATTAAGGCAGAGCTTGATGTTATTAGTGATGCCAATCTTTCTGGTTATTTTCTGATTGTTAGAGATATTGTTAATAGTGTCCATCAAAGAAATCATATTCCGGGTCCCGGAAGAGGTTCTGCTGCTGGGTGTTTAGTGTCATATTTAGTTGGTATAACTCAAGTAGATCCAATTGAATATGGTTTAATTTTTGAAAGATTTTACAATGCTGGAAGAAATACTGCTGATAGAGTCTCCTTGCCTGATATTGATATTGATGTACCAGCTACTAAACGGGATGAAACCATCGACTACATCCGACAAAAATATGGAAACGAAAGAGTTGGTCAGATGGTAACTTTTGGTAGGCTGCAAGGACGAAGCGCATTAAAAGAAGTCCTGCGTATGAATGAAGCTTGCGGTTTTGAAGAAATGAATAATATAACCAAGAGCCTACCTCATGAGCATGAAGTGTCCGATCAATTAGCTGAAATGGAGGAGTCTTCTGTTATAAAATGGACTTTAATGAATCAACCTGAATCTTTGCGCGGTTATTGCCGACTAAATGACGATGGTGAACTTGAAGGAGACTACGCAAAAGTATTTCAACAAGCCATGAGAATTGAGGGAACTTTCAAATCTCAAGGAAAACATGCTGCTGGCGTAGTCATATCTTCACACAACTTAGATCAAGTATGCCCTATGGTCAGAGACAAAAAAGGATCAGAAAAAATTGCTGGTCTTGAAATGAATGATTTAGAAGCTATGGGTCATGTAAAATTCGATATATTGGGAATCTCATTGATGGATAAAATTATGGGTGTGAGAAACCAACTAGAGAAAGCAGATGCATAAAAAAAGCCACAGAGAATCCATAAAAGAAAAGATAACGAACGGAAGATACGTTGAGTATAGAGGTTTATCTATTTGTAAGATAAATGATTTTTACCCTCTTGCTAACGGGAAAACAAAA